GTCCGATCCGCCGATGCCGGAGCGGCGTTCTGCGAGTCGTGCGGCGTCCATCAGAGCACCCCCGCCAACCAGGCCGCCACCATTCCGACGATCACGACGCAGCAGGCCGCGCCGATGATCTCGTCGATGGTCGGCATGCGCCGGCGCTGCACCACGAACGGCGTTCCGAACGCGGCCTCGGTCGTCCTGTAGGTGCGACCGACTCGGTGCCAGTCGCGGCCGATGATTGGGCGGCTCATGCTGCGACCTCCGATGCGAACAGTCCCGCCGTATCGCGTTTCGCCGCCGCGAGATTGCGTGCTGCCTGCTGGTAGTAGCTAGCCTTCAGTTCCGCTCCGATGAACTTGCGTCCCATCTGGAGTGCGACGAACCCCTCCGAACCGATCCCGGCGAAAGGAGAAAGCACGATGTCGCCGGGATTGGTCCACAGTTCGATCCCGCGGCGGATCACCTCGAGCTGCAATGGCGCGATGTGACGCTCGTCGTCGTGTTCGCGAGCGCTGCGATACTGCAGCGTCTCGGATGGATTGATGTCCATCCAGACGGGCGACGCGACGTTCTGCCACTTGCTCACCGGGTAGTCTTCTGCGTCGTGCTGGACGCGGTTGATCGGGTCACCTGGCGCGCGCATCGTCACGAGATAGTCCGGGATTCCCTGCCGGCTCATGCTGGCGTTCCCGCGCACGGTCTTGTGTAGCAGTCCGAGTGCCTTCGTGCGCTGCATTGCCGTCACCGGGTCTTTCCAGATCACGACCTCAGAATGGAATATGAACCCGCGCGACTGGAACGCCCGGATCAGGTCGCCGCGGAAGTCCCGCAGGCCGATGTACCCGTCGCGTTCTTTGCTCGTGGGCATCAACATGCAATGAAACGACACGTCGCGGCCCGGCTGCATCACGCGCATCAGTTCGTCGATCAGGAATCCGAAGTGCTCGAAGAATTCCGCGTCGGTGCGGCAATTCCCCATATCGCGCGGACTGTTCGAGTAGGTGTAGAGCGACGAGAACGGCGGCGAGAAAATCGAATACCCGATCGACTGCGCCGGCAGGAGTTTCAGCACCTCGACGCAATCGCCGTGGTACAGCGCGAAGTCTTCGCCGATGGTTTGGTCAATTACGTTCATGCGACCCTCAGAAAGTCAGGCAGCGCGATCCGCTGCGCGGGTTGATACGGGTTCGACTGGCGCGACGATCCGCAAACCGCCGACATCACGGCGTCGTGCGTCTCAGCCGACATGGCGTCGCTCATCGCGAGCGCGTCGCGTTCCTTGCGCGCGAGGTTCGCGATCACCGATCCCTCGAGCTCGGACGCGAAAATGTGGACGTGGACCTCGCGCGTCTGCCCGAAGCGCCAGCACCGGCGCAGCGCCTGGTAATACGCCTCGAAGGAGTCCGTCACGCCGACGAACGCCATGCGCGCGCAGTGCTGCCAGTTCAGTCCGAACCCTGCGATCGACGGCTTCGTGATCAGCACGCGAATCTTGCCGTCGGCGAATTCGAGCAGCCGGCGCTCTTTGACGTCGGCGTCATCCGAACCGCGAATCTCGACCGCATCTGGAATCGCGTCCCGCAACGCATCGCCCTCGGCGTTCAAGTCGCACCAGACGATCCACGGCTGCCGGTCGGCGTTGACGATCGCGGCGCACTCGCGCACACGTTCCACGAGGCTCGCGCGGCGGGCGTCGTGCCGCTCCATGAGCGTCTGCGCTTCCATCGCAAACAGCATCCCGGCCGTCTCGGCATTCGTCTCGACGGCGTGCTGAGTGACGCGAAGCGGTGGCAGCGCGTAGGCCGCATCGTCATATCCCAGGTCCGACGGCTTGCGAATCAGCGCGCCCCACGACGATATCCAGCGCCAGAACGCGGACCGTGCGTGGCCCTTGAGCCGCCAGGTCTGCGTGTCCCCGCCGTCGTGGACGAAGAACTCCGACAGCATCTCGGTGCGCGTGCAGATCCCGAGGAATTCCGCGTGCGTGCCAAGTTCCGTCCAATCGTTCGGCGCCGGCGTGGCGGTCGCGCACAGACGGAACGGCGTCGAGCGGAATGCGTCGAGCAGCAGCGCGAGCGTCTTGGCCGTGTGATGCTTGATGATCGACGACTCGTCGAGCACGACCGCGCCGAACCGACCCGTGTCGAACTTGTGGAGCCGGTCATAGTTCGTGATGTTCAGGCCGGGCCGCACGTCGGACTGCTCACGGCACAACGCCACCGGCACGCCGATGGTTGCCCCCTCGCGCTGCGTCTGCGCTGCAACCGCGAGCGGCACCAGGATCAGCACGTCGACGCCAGTGGTCGCGTGGATCGTGTACGCCCAGCGCAACTGCATCCTGCTCTTGCCCAGCCCGGTATCGGCGAAGATCGCCGCGCGACCGCGGCGGATCGCCCAGCGCGTCAAGTCGGATTGGAAGTCGAACAGACCTCCGCCGCGCCAGCCGTCAGGAATCTCAAGCCCGGACGGGGCGACGGACACGAGCTTGCGGGCTACGAAGTCCGCGTAGGTCACCGCGCGCACTCCAGAGGCACGGACGCCACGAAAGCCTGCCCGCCCGACCACCAGTCCGCCGCCGCGATACCGGCGACGGCGCACAGCAGCACGAACGCGATGGCGAAGATCACGCCGGCCAGCATCGACATCGCGCGCATCGACTCGATGTCGCTCTCGCTGCTCGCGTCGCGCATCTCGCCGGCGCGCAGCATGCGCTGGCTGATCGCGCGGCGGTTCTCGGCGTCCTGGAGCGCCAGGCGCTCTCGGATGGTCTGGCTCATTTCGAGGCCTCCGTCGGCGTCCACAGCGCAGCGTGCGCGTCGATCATCGCGATCGCGGTCATGTACTCGATGCCATAGACGCTGTCGCCGTGAGTCTTGTCGACCGCAGCGGAGAACTCATCGAGCGTTCCGTTGAAACACCCGGCCTTGACCATCACGCCCTTGTCAGTCACGAACGAGAGCAGGAAGTCCGAGCGCGATCCGATGGGACCAATCTGCAGGAATGGACGATCACCGATGAGCTTCGCGCCGCCCAGGTCCGCGCCGCGCAGGTCCGCGCCGCGCAGGTCCGCGCCGCCCAGGTCCGCGCCGCCCAGGTACGCGCCGCGCAGGTCCGCGCCGCGCAGGTCCGCGCCGCCCAGGTACGCGACGCGCAGGTACGCGCCGCGCAGGTCCGCGCCGCGCAGGTCCGCGCCGCCCAGGTCCGCGCCGCCCAGGTACGCGCCGCGCAGGTCCGCGCCGCGCAGGTCCGCGCCGCCCAGGTACGCGACGCGCAGGTACGCGCCGCGCAGGTCCGCGCCGCGCAGGTCCGCGCCGCCCAGGTCCGCGCCGCCCAGGTACGCGCCGCGCAGGTCCGCGCCGCGCAGGTCCGCGCCGCCCAGGTACGCGACGCGCAGGTACGCGCCGCGCAGGTCCGCGCCGCGCAGGTCCGCGCCGCCCAGGTCCGCGCCGCCCAGGTACGCGCCGCGCAGGTCCGCGCCGCCCAGGTCCGCGCCGCCCAGGTCCGCGCCGCGCAGGTACGCGCCGCTTTTTACTGCCGCGACAACCACATCGCGCAGAGTCTCGCCGCCGCCCGCGTAGAGCACAGCGTTCGTGTGGCGATGCTTGATCTCGAACTGCGCGCTCACTTGCGCATCTCCCTGTCCACGATCCGCCCGACCACGGTGTCCTCGATCACGTCCCACGCCGCCGCGACGCGGCCCGCGAGGTGCAGCTGCTCGCGGATCTGCGCGTGGGAGAGCGTGCGCACACGCTCGAGCAGCACGTCCAGGTGGCGCTGGTACTCGGCGGCGGACAGTTCCTCGACCAGCATGAGCGCGAGCGCCGCGCCGCTGGCGCGTGCCAGCCGCTCCCGCGCTTCGGCAGCGATGCGGTCGAACTTCGCGTCGCGGGCGAGCGACTCGTCGGTCATGGCGCCGTGCGCGGCGTCGGTGGCGGCGTCGCGGGCGGCGTCGACTGCGATGGCTACTGCGCTCATGGCTGCGGCTCCGCAGTCCCCGTGATGCGGTAGCGCTCGACCACTTCCTTCAGCGCCTGCACGTCCTCCAGGTCGACAATCCGCGTCACCGTCAGCAACGGCACTTTGTTTGCCTGGACGTCGAGCGTCACGCGCGTGATCTGCGTGTGCGGCACGCCGAGCGCCTTGAGCATGTCGATGACGATGGCGCCGAATGGTTGGATGACGACGGCCATCACGCCGCCGCCTGCTTGATCGCAGCCTGGAACGCTTTCCATGCGTCGAGCGCGGGCCGGTGCCGGCACTGCTTGCACGAGTCGCTCGACGGGATGTCGCCGCAGTACGCCGACAGGCACTGCGGCGGGTACCTCACCGGCTTGATGCGGATCGTCTTCGTCGCCATCGCTTCCCCCTCATGTTCCGCCGGTGTGACCCGCCGGCAGGTGCCGCGAACTGCACGGCGCGGAGGAATTAAACCACGGGTTTACAAGCGACGTCAACTGTGAGTTGAAATTGAGCCCGAACCAGTGGTCCTTGATAGAGGAGGGCGGTCAGTATCGGGTGGTCAGTTGATGCAGACGGTTTCCCAGCGCGTGGCGAACTGCGGGTCGCCGGAGTCAACCATCACGTCGATCGGGAGGAAGAAGAATCGCTCGAGCCACGTCTCGTCCTTGCGAAACATCACGACGTAGCGGGTGAATCCAGCCATCCCTCCCATGCGGTTGCGGGCGTTGACCTCCCCACACCACACGACAGGCCGGTACAAGACGCGTGCGCCCGCGAACTCCCCGCGGAAGACTGCGCTTTCTGGGTCCGTGAGGAGCGCGCGAACTGCCGCCCGCTGTCGAGCTGCATCGCTCCATCGCGTTGCATACGCATACGCGCCAAGGGCGCCCGCGGCGATCAGCACGGCGCCCGCGATTGCCGCGAGTCTACTTCTCGGCTTGACTCGGGCCGTCCCCGCCTGGTGGCTTTCCATCGTCGCTTGGCTTCTTCGGCGCTCGGGTGAGGATGTCCAGCATCTTGTAGTAGCGGGCCGACTTCTCAGGCTCGCGCGCGATCGCGGCCTTCTTCTCGATGAGAAACCGCAGGAAATCGAAGCTCTGCTGCACCTCCTACTCGATCTCGGCGTCGTCTGCAATATCGGCGGCGGCCTGTTGCTTGTCGGTCAGGACGTACTTCGGGCCGGTCCCGTACTTGATCCATTCGGGTGTCGAGCGGTACGCCTTCGCAAGGGCGACGACATTCTCGTCGGTGATATTCCCGCCGTTCTGCCACTTGTGCACCGCCTGCTCGGTCAGGCTGACGCCCTGTAGCGCCAGCTTCTGCGTGACGGTCTTGAGCGTGTCTTTCCCGATCAGATCTCGGATGCGCTGGGATCGGTCCTGCGTGCCGTTGTGTTGCTGCTTCATGCGTGCATCGTGCACGCCGTCAACCGGACGTTGATCAACCCCCAATTTAGGCGATACTTGACAGAACTTAAACTGAGAGTTGAAAATGGCGGCGATCATGAGCGAACAAACTCCAGAAGAGCGGGCGCTTGGGCGTGCGATCGAGCTTGCCGGCGGCCATTCGGCCGTTTCGAAGGAGCTCGGGATAAGCGTCCAGGCGGTCTACAAATGGCGCCGGGCGCCGGTCGAACGCTGCGCAGATCTCGAGCGCATGTCTGGGCGAAAGGTAAGGCGGCAGGATCTGCGGCCCGACATCTTTGGCCCCGTCCGTCCGCTGTCCGAGCGCGCCGCCTGACATGGCCAGCAACACCGTCCACGTCGACCCTCGTCCCGCGCTTCGCCTGCTGCGCGACGTGCTCGACTCCCCGTCCGGGCCGGCGCTCGCCACCCACATCCTCGCGATGATCGCGGACCAGAACGTGTTCGAGGTCTCGCGCAACGCCGCGAACGACGGCTTCCTGCTGGTGCCCAGCATGGAGCTCGTGCGGCTGGCGCGCCAGGCCGGCGTGATCGCGGAGTAGGGGGTGGCGGCCACCTATCCCGGACTCGTCATCCGATGCGCCAGCGCGCGCAGCTCGGCGGCCAGTGCATCCGCCGCGAGCGCCAGGCGCTCCAGCTCGGCGACCGGTGTCGGCGCGCGTCGCGGGATCGGTTCAGGGATCCAGCTGCGCAGCGGGTGCGCCGGGTCCATCGTGTTCTCGTCCATCGCGTCACCTCCATGTCGCACATCGTGCGACCGGAGCGTGTCCGCGCGTGTCCACGAATCTCGGATGGGGGAGTAATGCAGCTCGAACTGATGCACGAATCGATCGACGACGCGCTCGGGTTCCTGGTCCAGGCGCTCGGCGGATCGAAGAAGATCGGCGCGGCGATGCGCCCGGAGCTTCCGGTCGACCAGTCCGCCGCCTGGGTGCGCGACTGCCTGAACATCACCCGGCGCGAGCGGTTCACCCCCGCGCAGGTGATGTGGCTGCTGCGCGCGGGCCGCCAGGCCGGCGTGCACTCGGCGATGCAGTTCATTGCGGCCGAGGCCGGGTACTGCGCGCCGACGCCGCTCGAGCCCGACGACGAGCGCGCCGAGCTGCAGCGCGAGTTCATCGCGGCCCAGGAGCGCATGGCCAAGCTCGTGTCGCGCATGGAGCGTGCCGGCGTGCTGCGGAGCGTCGCCTGATGCTCGCCCACGCCGCCCCATCACCGGCTGCGCGCGGCCACGGCTCGCTGCTCCAGGCGCGAATCCTCAAGTTCATCGAGGCCGGAATCACCGCCGAGGCCGAGATCGACGCGCGCTGTCGGCACGCGCCGCTGGGCATGCGCTTCCCGACGCCCACCGTCATGAAGGCGATTTCCGTGCTCGTGAAGAAAGAGGTGCTCGAGGTGGAGAT